GGGCACCAAGCTCTCCCACGGTCTTTGAAGACCCAGGGACTTTCGGACACCCGCCCGTCACCGCAACTCGAACAATATCCGAGTCGCGGGATTCCAAGTTACAAGGGTCGGGGTGAGGGGCGGCTGCAGGCTGCGACGGGTCATCGTCAGTCGGCTTCGCTTTGGTCCGTCTTGCCGCGTGCCGCCCGTGCCGCCCGTGCCGCCCGCGCTTTGCGCCGCTGCTCCTTGGCAATCGCGTCGAGCTGATCGCGATGCCGGGCCTTCCACTCTTTACGCTGCGCCGCCATACGGACGTCCGCTGCAGCACTCAGATTGACGAGATCGGTCTGTTGCCGCTTCCCCCAATACGCGCGACCGAAAACACTACGGGCCAGGCTTTCCGGCGTTAGCGCGGGCCCAGCCCCCGCTGGCTTGGACTGGGGCGTTCCCGGCATTCTGGATCTATGAAAATTCGTCTGGGCCGTGCCCGTTTCGCAATCCGGCTTGCGCACTTTCGACATGACACTCGTTCCTCCGCAGATTTGAATTCCGGCCCAATTGCCGGGCAGCCGCGCACGCGAACGCACGTGAGCTGGTTCAAATCGCAAGGAGCGCGAGCTGCTATCTGCGGGTCATGTCTTGCCTTTCTTGGTCCGGTCGCATTGCAAACCGGCATCTCGATCCAACGCCGGGCCTCCAATTAAACGTGATATTGCGGCAATCGTTGGGCCTTTCCGTCGCGTCTGCCGCATACGGGACGGTTACCCGATAAAAACATATAAATAATTGAAAAATATCACAAAATCAAGATGACCCTTTGACGCCGAACCGCTCCTGACGTATAAAAAGATATGGCCCGGTACGTATGACAAGAGCCCAGCGGAACTCTCCCAAACTCCTGTTGAGAGAGCGGAGCGAGGCGGCCCGGTCAAACTGTCAGCACGGCTGACCCGGCGAGGATTTTCCCGTCTTATGGTTCAACCCGAAACTACAATCGGCGGACTTGCCATCTTTCGCCAGTGAGCAATAAAGGTTCCCGCTCCATTTGATTTTGCGGCCTTCCCGGCAAGCATCGTTGCGGGCTTTCGCTGTCATGGCGTTGTACAAATCCAAAGCGCCTCGGCCCGAAAGTGTGACGTAAACGTTGGTGGATTTGGGCACCAGAAACACCTTGCTGCTGACCGGAGTTTCCTCGCTGGCCGCCGCTGGCAGCGAACAAATCAGCACGGACAAAATCGCCGCCATGGAAATGGTCACGAACCGCTTTGATCGCATAATCGAAAACATACCAAACTCCTTGCCAGTTGGAACGTCCGTACGCCGATAGGCTAGCCTTCCCGATCGCTCGGGTCTACGCCCAACTTATCCCCGTCTCCGCCCGCTGATGCATACTGTTAGGTTGGCAGCCAAAATAGACATAACATATTGAAAAATATCACAAAAATCTAAATTACCCTTTGACACCGAACCGCTCGTGACGTATAAAAAGATATAACCCGGAACGTATGACAAGAGCCCAGCGGGGCAACACTCAGGTTGTCATGCCGTGCGTTGCGCAGCGAAGACCTATGAGCCAGGGGGCTACTCGCTCCGCCTCCCAAAATCTTGTCGTCAGACAGGCGTTGCGCCGGACCCAGCAAGCCAGCGTTGAGGCGATCCCTCACGACTTTGCGACCCCACCACACACGAGGTCTCATGCCTATTGATGACGCCACCTGGGCGCAGGTGCGCGCTGCCTACATCGCCAACGAAATCTCCATCACCGCTATCTGCGCGAAATTCGAACTGACCTCGGGGACGCTCTACAAGCGGCGCATCCAGGAAGGTTGGCCCTTGCGCGGCACCCAACCCGCAGCGCTATCCGCCAAGCGCACACGTCCTAAAGCTGAAGCTCCAGTAGCTCCCGGCACTGGCGTGGCGTCCCCTGCCAAATCTCACGCAGCCTCGTCGCGCGCCACCCGCGCGGCGCTGATCCTGCGCCTCTACAACGCAATCGATCTCAAACTGACCCAGATGGAAAAACTCATGACCGAACCCGCCCCCGAAAAACCGACCACGTCCGCCGACCATGAGCGTGAAACCCGCGCTTTGACCGGCCTGATCCGCAACTTCGAACGCGTCACGGAGCTGAACGCTGACCTCACCTCTCCCGCCCGCTCAGGCCGTAACGGCAGCCCCCCTCCAACTCCCGCAGCTGACGCCAGCCGTGACAGCGGAGACTTCGCCAACGCGGCCACAAGCCCCGCCAGCGCGGAGCAGCTACGCCGTGACATTGCGCAGCGCCTTGAGCGCATCATGGGCAAGGGGAACACTTCCGGAAACGCTGGCTGAACTTTCCCCCGCTGACTTAGCCTTCCTCGCCGCCGACTGGCACATCTGGGCCCGAGACGATCAACTCCCCCCGGAGCAATCAGCCGATGACCACTGGCGCGTCTGGCTCATCCTCGGCGGACGCGGCGCTGGCAAAACCCGCGCTGGTGCCGAATGGATTCGCGCCAAAGCGCTCGGCCTCCCCCCGTTCACACAGGCCCCCTCCGCCCGCATCGCCCTCGTCGGCGAAACCATCGGCGACGTCCGCCACGTCATGATCGAAGGTATCTCCGGTCTCCTCGCCATCCACTCCGGCGACGAACGCCCCCGTTTCGAGCCGTCCAAAATGCAGCTCACCTGGCCCAACGGCGCCATCGCGCAAGTCTTTGGTGGCGACAACCCCGAGTCCCTGCGCGGCCCCCAGTTCGACACCGCCTGGGTCGACGAACTCGCCAAATGGCGCGAACCCGAACGCGGCTGGGACATGCTTCAGTTCGGCCTCCGCCTCGGCGATCCCCCGCAAATGGTCGTCACGACGACGCCCAAAGCGCTGCCGCTGCTGAAGACCATCATGGCCGACCCCTCGACCGTCGTGACGCGGTCCAAAACCACCGACAACGCGGCCAACCTCGCCCCGGCCTTCATCCGCGAAATCACCCGCCGCTATAAAGATACCGCCTTGGCCCGCCAGGAACTCGACGGCGAAATCATCGACATGCGCGCTGGCAGCCTGTGGCGGCGCGACTGGATCGACGCCCACCGCGTCAACGCCTGCCCCGACTTGAAATCCATCGTCGTCGCCGTCGACCCGCCCGTCACCGCGACAGCGTCCTCGGATGCCTGCGGGATCATGGTCGTCGGCATCGGCCCCGACAACCGCGCCTACGTCATCTCAGACCGCACCGTCCAAGGCCGCGAACCCCACATCTGGGCCCGCGCCGCCGTCTCCGCCTACCAGGACTTCGAGGCCGACCGCATCGTCGCCGAAATCAACCAGGGCGGCGACCTCGTCGTCTCCGTCCTCCGCCAGATCGACCCCGGCGTTGCGGTCCAAAAGGTCCGGGCCACGCGCGGCAAGTGGCTGCGCGCCGAACCAGTTGCAGCCCTCTACGCCGAAGGCCGGGTCTCCCACGTTGGCCTCTACCCCCAACTCGAAGACCAGATGTGCGCTTTCGGTGCCGACGGCTTAGCCTCCGGCCGCTCCCCCGACCGCCTCGACGCCCTCGTCTGGGCCCTCACCAGCCTCCTCCTCAACACCAAAGGCGACCCAACCATCAGATCGCTCTGACACGAACAAAAAACTGAGGGGTCCGGGGAGCTGCGCTCCTCCGGCGTGCCGCCGTCACGAGACGGCTGACCGCGTAAGCGGTCATCTCGTATCCATCAGGAACACCCGTCATGAACATCCCGGACGCCTTGGCGCGCCTGCTGCCAACCCGCGCGCAAATCCCCGCCTGGGCCCACGCCCTCACACGCCCCGCGCAACAAAAAGCCACCCGCACCGGCCCGCTGATCGCCTACGAGAGCCTCGGCGCACCCGTCTGGTCGGGCCGCGACTACGCAGCCTTCTCGCGTGAAGGCTTCATGCAAAACGCGATCTGTTACCGCTGCGTCCGCATGATCTCCGAAGCCGCAGCCTCAGTCCCCCTGCTGCTCTACGAGGGCGCAAACGAGCTCGAAGACCACCCGCTCCTGTCCCTGCTCGCCAGCCCCAGCCCCCACCAGACCGGCACCGACTTTCTCGAAAGCTTCATCGGCTACCTCCTCGTCTCCGGCAACAGCTACGTCGAGGCCGTCGCCCTGAACGGCGAATTGCGCGAACTCTATGCGCTGCGCCCCGACCGCATGACGGTCATCCCCGGCCTGTCCGGCTGGCCCGAGGGCTATGAGTACACGGCCGCCGGCGGCTCCGTCCGCTTCAGCGCAGACGTCGTCCCCGGCGTCCGCCCCATCCTCCACATGCGCCTGTTCCACCCCTTGGACGACCACTACGGCATGTCCCCCATCGAAGCCGCAGCCGTCGCCATCGACATCCACAACCAGGCCTCCAAGTGGAACAAGGCCCTGCTGGATAACGCCGCCCGCCCCTCCGGCGCCCTCGTCTACGCCGCCCGCGAAGGCCGCCTTAGCCCGGAACAATTCGAGCGCCTGAAAAACGAACTCCAGGAAGGCTTCCAAGGCGCGAAAAACGCCGGCCGCCCCCTCCTGCTCGAAGGCGGCCTCGACTGGAAACCGCTCTCGCTCACCCCGGCCGAACTCGACTTCGTCAACGCCAAACACGCCGCCGCCCGCGAGATCGCGCTCGCCCTCGGCGTCCCCCCGATGCTGCTCGGCATCCCCGGCGACAACACCTTCTCCAACTATCAGGAAGCCAACCGCACCTTCTGGCGCAACACCGTCATCCCGCTCGCCACGAGATCAGCAGCAGCAATCTCAAATTGGCTCGGCGCTGCATTCGGTGGCGGTCTCTGCCTAAAGCCAGACCTCGATCAAGTGGAAGCCCTCGCCCCCGAACGCGAAGCCCTCTGGACTCGTCTGGAAAAGACCTCATTTCTGACCCCCAACGAAAAGCGCCAAGCTGCAGGCTATGGACATGCTCGAGGTGGCGACCAGCTAAAGTTTAGCCCACCAATCCGCCCAAAATACAGCCCTGACCAACCCCGCGACGACCAAGGCCAATGGACAAGCGGCGACGGCGGCGGCGAGTCCCCACAAGCCGACCCCTCTGAGTGGCCCACCTGGAACAATCCCAACCTTGTTCCTGTGGCCGACACCCCTCCCAAAACGCTTGAAGACATCCTAAAGCCTGAAGGCCGGTATATCGGTGAGCGTGGGGCAAACTCTCGGATTCGAGAAGTCGCGTCGGCTGATTTTGACCAACTTCTGGGGGATCTGCTTAATGGTGCACAAGAGGTCGATGCGCCTGTTTCGTACGGCGGAAAGTGGTTCTCCAGAAAAGATGGGACGATCTTTGGTCTTAGAAATAGCCTGGCTTACGGACCGACAATCGAGGTGATGAAGAATGGCGCTTCAGGAATTAAAGATAATTTTAAGGTGCACAGAAAATGAATAAAGTACTAGTAAATGACGAAGGCACAACTATGGACGAGTATATTGCTTCATTTCCAGGTGAGCTCCATCGCGATGCGGTCGGGCTTTGGCAGATTGTGCCTGCTGGTCGAAATGAATATCATCTGTCCGGTTCCAGTCTTGTCGATTTTATTCGCCACTCTATCCATGCGCTGCTCGATGCAGGTGCAATTCCCGTGCGCGGTGGACCTGGTTCGGGCTACGATTGGATTGGGCAGAAGCAATATGGTGCGGAAAAAAATGCGATGACAGAAGCAATCATTGCGGAATGGCTCACCATGCCAGATGATCCATTCGTCCAGGTCGGCGGCGTCTGGTTTGCTCGCCCAAACCCCAAATTCCCGACGTTCGTAAAGGTCGAGTGAAACGCGGCCCCGACCAGATCGAAGCCCTATCCCCCGAACGCGAAGCCCTCTGGACCCGCCTCGAAAAAGCATCCTTCCTCACCGACGACGAAAAGCGCTCCGCCGCCGGCTACGGCCCCAAACCCCTCACAAAATTCAACCCCAACCACGACCCCTCAAACGGCCAATTCACCTCCGGCCCTGGTGGCGGCAGCGGCCTAACGCCCATCGCCTACCGCCCCCGCCCCCCTCAACCACCCAAGCCTCCTGCTCCGGCAACGGCTGCTACGCCGCCGACAGTCAAACCTGTTGCTCCAAAACCCGACTTCCTTTCCAAGAAGCCTGGCAGCGGTAAAATCACTGGCAATGTTGACAAGTTGACACCGGCGGAGAAAGCATTCGCAAATGAAATGCGCGACCTGGGAAACGACATCGAGATCGTGCCGACCGGTGAAGGCAGGACCCCCGATTTCAAAATTAATGGGCAACTGCATGAACTAAAGACCGTTTCCGGCATCCAAAAGACAGACAATGATGGTTTGTCATCTGCTATTTCTAGTCGCATCATGGATGGACGCGGTCAATCAGGCCACATTATCGTCGATGCGCGAAGTCAAGTAGGAATGACGACAGATGCTGCAGATCGCGCGATAGTGCGCGCCTACGGAACTGATAACAGACTTGGTTCAAAAATTGAAAGCATCACCATTCTAACACCCGCAGGCAGTGTTTCCGCACCTAGGAGGAAATAGTTATGACTTCAAAGCCCACGGAGCAAGAGCTAGCAGATCGCGTCGCTAAGCAGCTTGCATGGAGTTCTGACAAGGCAACCGTTATCCACGTTTGGCAAGGATATTTGGCTGGTCTCTATGAATGGGGACAAATCGACTTAGACGTGTATTCACGATTGTCGAGTGCGCTACCAAAAGGAGCAGACAAAGAAATTGCTGAGCTTTTTATGGGGCAGCCGTTAAGTGCTGAGCAAGAAGCTCAGTTAGCCGCGCGTCTAGGATAAGAGGTCGATCAATTGCAGGTGGGTGGGTTCACAAAAGATCTGGCCGAGCAATGGCGGAATCTTTACGCTAATGAATTGGTGAGAAATCCAGCCAATCAAGCAGCAGCAGCGAGGTTGCAGTTCTTGAAGAGATTTTTGGAGTTGAGCAAATGAAAACGAATTCGTTTCTGGTTAAGAACTCGCGTGAAAACACATTAAGCCTAATTCTGGAGCCGATGGCACACATTTTTGACGTTGTGCCCGGATCAGTTGTTGAGGTTTATATCGAGCAACAGCCAGATTCCGAGGTTATTGAATTGGAGTGCATTGAGGACAGTTTGATCATTTACTGTGGCGGAATAGCAACCGTTCGTTCAAATGGAGTTGAGTTGCCACCGCAGTTTATGGAGTAGTAATTCATAAGGCCGCCTCAGCCCTGAACAATTCGAGCGCCTGAAGAACGAACTCCAGGAAGGCTTCCAGGGTGCGTTCATGCGAAGCATGACCATTAACGGAGTAAGCCGGCCGTCCTCTCCTTCTCGAAGGCGGCCTCGACTGGAAACCGCTGTCGCTGACCCCCGCCGAACTCGACTTCGTCAACACCAAACACGCCGCCGCCCGCGAAATCGCATTAGCCCTCGGCGTTCCCCCCATGCTGCGTCGGTGCGGAGCACCGCTCTGCGGTGACGCATCCCCGGCGACAACACCTTCTCCAACGACCAGGAAGCCAACCGCACCTTCTGGCGCAACACCGTCATCCCGGTCGATGCGGAGCATCGCAAGCAACAAAGCCACCCGCGCTTACCCAAAAACGGGTTTCCTAAGGCCTCAGGCTTTAGGCGGGGTAATGGGGCAGAGCCCCATGCTTTCTTTCCGATGGCGCGTGTCCCAGCGAACGCGCGTCCCCCCACCACCATGGACCCCTCCTGCCATGCCCACGCCCCGCTCCTCCCCAGCGGTCGCGCTCCCGCTCCCGCGCGCGCCGCAACCAACCCTCGTGCCCGCCAGCATGGCGCTCGCCACCGACGGCACCTTCACCGGCTACGCGAGCCTGTTCGACACCCCCGATATGGGCAACGACATCATCGCGCCCGGCGCCTTCGCCGAGAGCCTCGCACGGCGCGGCCCGCGCGGCGTCAAGCTCCTGTTCCAGCACGACCCGGCCCAACCCATCGGCGTTTGGAAAACCCTGCGCGAAGATGCGCGCGGCCTCTACGCCGAAGGCCAACTCAGCGTCGATAATTCCAAGGCCCGCGACATCCTCGCCCTGCTCCGTTCCGGCGCGCTCGACGGCCTCTCCATCGGCTTCCGCGCCACCAGCGCGAACCGCATCTCGAAAGGCGGCCTCCGCCGTCTGACCAAAATCGACCTGTGGGAAATCTCAGTCGTCACCTTCCCCATGTTGCCCGGTGCTCGCGTCACGTCGGTAAAGGCGCAACCCCGTACCGCCACCTCATCAGCGCAAACGCCCCTTTCCCGCCGCATCCAGACCCTGACCGCTTCCATTCGCGCCAACACCTGAAAACCCGAAAAGGACCCCTATGCTCGAAATCCCAACGATTGAAACCAAATCGGTCGAAACCGACAGCATCGCCGACATGATGCGCGCCTTCGACGAGTTCAAAGCCACCAACGAACAGCGCCTGGCCGAACTGTCCGCCCGCCAGTCGACGGACGTTGTCACCACCGAAAAGCTCGCCCGCATCGAACGTGCCATGGACGAGATGGCCCTGAAGTCTGCCCGACCCGCCATCGGCGGCAGCGCCCCGCAATCGGCAACCGGTCTCGCCCACAAGTCGGCGTTTGACGGTTACGTCCGCCAGGGCGACACCGCGACGCTCCGCTCGCTGGAATCCAAAGCCCTGTCCGCCTCCTCCGACCCGGACGGCGGCTATCTCGTCCCTGCCGAACTCGAAGCAAACATCAACCGCTCGCTGACCAACATCTCGCCGATCCGCGCCATCGCCGGTGTCCGCCAGGTCTCAAGCTCGGTCTATAAGCGCCCTTACGCAACGACCGGCTTCGACACCGGCTGGGTTGGCGAAACCGCAGCCCGCCCCCAGACGGTCACCCCCACGCTGGCCGCCACCGTTTTCCCGACCATGGAACTCTATGCCATGCCGGCCGCCACATCGACCCTCCTCGACGACAGTGCCGTCAACATTGATCAGTGGTTGTCGGAAGAAGTCCAGATCGCCTTCGCAACCCAAGAAGGCAAAGCCTTCGTCACCGGCGACGGCGTTAACAAACCCAAAGGCTTCCTCGCCTACGATACCGTCGCCAACTCGGCCTGGGTCTGGGGCAAACTCGGCACGCTCGCAACCGGCGTCGCCGGAGCCTTTCCGGCCACCAATCCGTCCGACAAACTGATCGACCTCATCTATGCGGTCAAAGCCGGCTATCGCGCCTCGGCCCATTTCGTCATGAACCGTGCTACTCAAAGCGCCGTCCGCAAATTCAAGGACGTCGACGGCAACTACCTCTGGCAGCCGTCCTACCAGCCCGGCCAGATGCCGACCCTGCTCGGCTATCCCGTCGCCGAAAGCGAAGACATGCCCGACATCGCGGCCAACTCGTTCTCGATCGCCTTTGGTGACTTCTCGCGCGGTTATTTGATCGTCGACCGCGTCGGCATCCGCGTCCTGCGCGACCCCTACAGCGCGAAGCCCTACGTCCTATTCTACACCACCAAACGTGTCGGCGGCGGCGTCGCCGACTTCGACGCCATCAAGCTCCTCAAGTTCGGAGTGTAAGCGGATTCCCCCCCCTTGCGGGGAGGGGTTAGGGGTGGGGGTAGCCACAACCTCCGCCTTTACTGCACGAAGCCAAGGGGCTCCCCGCCCCTCGGACACCCCGGCCAGGGACTTGTCCCTGGACCCGTTCTATTTTTTTCGTCCCCCAAAAAAAGCGGGCGAGTTTGAGAGGGTGTCCCTCTCAAGCGGGTTTGGGCGGCAGCCCAAGCGCGTAGCGCCTCTTTACCTACATACCCATCCCCACACCTCGCAAGTGTCCCTCCTCCGCTTGCGAGGTCAGGCGGGACTGCTCCCTCCGCCAGTTGCCCGCGCGCCGCCCTCCGCTGCTAGCCGCCAGTGCGTCGAGACGCGCCAGCACCGGACCTCATCCACCCGGTTCCGCGAACAGCAGTCCCGCCACCTCTCTCATCCACGACCCAGCAACCCCTAACCGCAAGGCTGAACCCATGGCGCTCGTCCTAACCGCCGGCCCGCTAACGGAACCGATCACGCTCGCGAAAGCCAAGGCGCACCTTCGCGTTGATACGATGGACGAAGACATCCTCATCTCCAGCCTGATCCTCACGTCGCGGCTCCACATCGAGGCAGCCCTCGGCCTCGCGCTGATTACGCAGTCCTGGCAACTCACCCTCAATGCCTGGCCCAAGGGCAATGCCGTCCCGCTCCCGCTTCATCCCGTCAGTGCCGTCACCTTGGTCAAAACCGTCTCCGCCAACGGCGCCTCCACCACGCTCGCTCCATCCGCAACCGTCCTCGATCCTGGCCCACCCGCCCGCGTCGTCAACGTCAGCCAACTCTGGCCCGTGGTCACCGCGCCAGCAAACGGCATCGCAATCACGTTCACGGCAGGCTTTGGCCCGACCGCCGAAGACGTTCCCGCCCCCATCCGCCAGGCCCTGCTCCTGCTCGTCGCCCATTGGTACGAGCACCGCGACCCCATCGAAATCGGCGAGCCTCAGACCGCCATCCCCAAAGCCGTATCCGATCTCCTGATGCCCTACCGGAGGCCACGCCTGTGACCTCGAAATCCACACCCACCATCGGCGACCTGTTCCACCGTTTCGCACTGGAAGCCCCCGTTCGCACCAGCGATGGCGCAGGTGGCGCTAGCCTGACCTATGCGCTCGCAGCCGAAGTCTGGGGTTCGCTCAACGCCACCGGCGGCACCGAATCCGCCGACGCCGACCGGCTGGCGGGCCGTATCACCCACACCATCTGGCTTCGCCACCGCGACGGCCTGACCCTCGATCACCGCCTGCGCCTGGGAACCCGCATATTCGAGATCCGCACCGTGCTCGATCATACTGGCCGCCAGCGCTTCCTCGAATGCCGCTGCGAGGAAACCGTCACATGATCCCCCGCCTCACCTTTCGCATCGGCGCCGCCGCTAGCCGCTCCCGCACGGTCGAAGCAGCCCTCGCAACGGCCCTCGCCCGCACCGCTGAAAAGCTGGCCACCCTCCGCCCGGCATCTCCCGACGACCCGTCCCCACTCCCCCTCATCACCACCATCCGCACGTCATAACTGGCCCTAGCGGTGACGCTCGTTCCGACCGGATTCCCCTCCCCCTTGCGGGGAGGGGTTAGGGGTGGGGTAGCCACAAGCTCGAAGCCCATCCCAGCCTTACAAAGCCGAGGGGCTCCCCGCCCCTCGGACACCCCGGCCAGGGACGCGTCCCTGGACCCATGACTTTTTCTTCGTCACAAAAAACGGGGAGAGTTCGAGGGGGTGTCCCCCTCGAATGGGGTCCGGGGCGATAGCCCCGTGTCATTCAAACACGCCATGCCTCAGAGGGAACTCCCACCATGCCCGCAAGCGCCAGCCTTGCCCTGCAATCCGCCGTTGTGGCGGCCCTGAACGCAAACGCCGCGCTCACCACCGCAACGGGTGGCACCGCACGCGTCTACGACGACGTGCCGCCTAAAACGCCCTACCCATACCTGTCGCTCGGCCAAACCATCGAGCGCGACTGGTCAACGGGCAGCGACGATGGCCGCGAGCACACGCTGACGCTCCATGTCTGGTCCCGCATGCCGGGACGCAAACAAGTCCACGACATCGCAGCCCTCGTCCGCGCTACGCTCCATCAGTCGGCCCTCACCCTGGACGGCCATCGCCTCATCAATTTGCGCCACGAATTTACCGAAGCCCGCCGCGAACCCGACAACGAAACCTACCGCGCCCTTGTCCGCTTCCGCGCCGTCACCGAACCTATTTAGTGGCCTCACGCGCCGCAGCGCGCGAGGCACACAAAAGCGACGCCATAGGCGTCGAGGGAGCAAATTTGCGACCCGGCGCTCGTGCGCCGCCCCGCCGGAGCGCCTTAAGCGCGTGAGGCAAAAATGACATCGGCGAAGCCGATAGGGAGCAAATTTGCGACCCGGCGCTCGTGCGCCGCCCCGCCGGAGCGCCTTAAGCGCGTGAGGCAAAAATGACATCGGCGAAGCTGATAGGGAGCAAATTTGCGACCCGGCGCTAGTGCGCCGCCCCGCCGGAGCGCCCTCAGCGCGTGAGGCAAAAATGACATCGGCGAAGCCGATAGGGAGCAAATTTGCGACCCGGCGCTCGTGCGCCGCCCCGCCGGAGCGCCCTCAGCGCGTGAGGCAAAAATGACATCGGCGAAGCCGATAGGGAGCAAATTTGCGACCCGGCGCTCGTGCGCCGCCCCGCCGGAGCGCCCTCAGCGCGTGAGGCATAACAAAGCGAGATAAATAATGACCGCACAAAAAGGCAAAGACCTTCTGCTCAAAGTCGATGCGAACGGCACCGGCGTTTACACGACCGTGGCTGGCATCCGCTCACGCAAGATCAGCTTCAATCTGGCAACCGTCGATGTAACCTCATCGGAATCCGCAGGCCTTTGGCGCGAACTCCTGGCCGGAGGCGGCGGCAAATCCGCTGGCCTCACCGGCTCGGGAATCTTCAAGAACGCCGCCTCAGATGCAATCGTGCGCACGCACGTTTTCAACGGCACCATTGCACCCTGGCAAATCGTGATCCCAGGTTTTGGCACCGTTCAAGGCCCGTTCCAGATCAACAGCTTCGACCTCAGCGGCAAACACGACGGCGAAGTCGCCTTCGACATCGCCCTCGAATCCGCCGGCGAAATCACCTTCACTGCGGCTTGAAACTGAAGCGACGCGCAGCGGCGAGGGAGCCACGCGACCCGCGCGCCGTCGCAGGTTGCCCGGAGCGCAGCGCAGGAACAGCAACCGTGAGACACATCATGCCCAATCTTCATCGCGGCGAAATCGAGGGCATCCTCGACGGCACGCCCTACACGCTCTGCCTCACCCTCGGCGCGCTTGCCGAACTGGAGGCAGCATTTGGCGACGAAAACATGCTCGCCCTCGCCCAACGCTTCGAAGGCGGCAAACTCTCCGCCCGCGACTGCGTCCGCATCGTCGGAGCAGGCTTGCGCGGTGCGGGTCATGACATTGACGATGCCACCGTCGCCCGGATGCACACACCCAACGGCATCCCCGGCTTCATCGACATCGTCGCCCGCCTGCTGATCGCAACCTTTACCCCCTCTGCCCGTCCTTCACGGGGTGAGGGGCGGCAGCAAACCGAACACCAAGACAGCGAGGTGCCCGCAGCCGTCCCTTTCCCTGGGACGAGGTGATGGCGCTGGGCCTTGGCATCCTGCGATTAGAGTCCCGTGCGTTCTGGGCTCTGACGCCGCGCGAATTCGCCGCCGCCGCGCGCGCTGTTCTCGGCCCCGCCGCCGCCTCTGCCGACCGCCCAACCCGCGCCAGCCTCAAAGCCCTCATGATCCAGTTCCCCGACTGACACCGCATCATCACCCCGACGCGCCAGCGTCATGGGCGCTCGTGCGCCGCCCCGCCGGAGCGCCTTCAGCGCGTGAGGCTATTAACCCAAACCCGCAGGGTTTAGGGAGCACAGTTGCGACCCGGCGCTCGTGCGCCGCCCCGCCGGAGCGCCTTCAGCGCGTGAGGCTATTCACCCAAACCCGCAGGGTTTAGGGAGCACAGTTGCGACCCGGCGCTCGTGCGCCGCCCCGCCGGAGCGCCTTCAGCGCGTGAGGCTATTCACCCAAACCCGCAGGGTTTAGGGAGCACAGTTGCGACCCGGCGCTCGTGCGCCGCCCCGCCGGAGCGCCCTCAGCGCGTGAGGCTATTCACCCAAACCCGCAGGGTTTAGGGAGCACCGTTGCGACCCGGCGCTCGTGCGCCGCCCCGCCGGAGCGCCCTCAGCGCGTGAGGCTATTAACCCAAACCCGCAGGGTTTAGGGAGCACCGTTGCGACCCGGCGCTCGTGCGCCGCCCCGCCGGAGCGCCCTCAGCGCGTGAGGCTATTCACCCAAACCCGCAGGGTTTAGGGAGCACCGTTGCGACCCGGCGCTCGTGCGCCGCCCCGCCGGAGCGCCCTCAGCGCGTGAGGCTATTAACCCAAACCCGCAGGGTTTAGGGAGCACCGTTGCGACCCGGCGCTCGTGCGCCGCCCCGCCGGAGCGCCCTCAGCGCGTGAGGCTATTCACCCAAACCCGCAGGGTTTAGGGAGCACCGTTGCGACCTGGCGCTCGTGCGCCGCCCCGCCGGAGCGCCCTCAGCGCGGGAGGCCAAAGAAAGACCCAGCATGGAAAACGCCCCCCTCGAAACCTGGACGGTCGCCATCGACGCCGACACGTCGGGCCTCGAAGACCAGCTCAAGCAGGTCCAGCTCTCCGGCAGGCAATTCTCAGCCTCCCTCACCACCGCGCTCGACGGCCTAGTGCTCAAAGGCAAAAGCCTCAACGATGTCTTCGCCACCCTTGCGCTCAGCCTGTCGAAGATGGTCCTCAATGCCGCCTTCAAGCCGCTGACGGACGGTCTCGGCAGCATCGTAACAGGGCTGTTCGGCAGCGGCAGTAGCCTGTCCACCGGCAGCGCGCTCGCGACCGGTCTGCCGTCGCCCTTCGCCAGCAATGGCTTAATCCAAAGCCCGGCAGCCTTTCCCGTCAGCGCAGGCCAAGCCGGACGTGTCGCCGCAACCATTGCGCCCCTCGCGGGCGGCACGGATGCCCGTTCGGGCGTGGCCCCGGCCGCATCGGGCATGAACGTCACCTTCAACGTCCAAGCCACCGACGCCGAAAGTTTCGCCCGCAGCCAAACCCAAATCGCCGCCATGCTGTCCCGCACCGTCGCTCTCGGCCAACGCAACCTCTGACCTATTCCTTGCCCGCCTGGGCCGGGAGCAACGCGACCCGCGCGCCGTCGCGCGCCCCATCGGAGCTGGCCCGAGCGAAAGCGAGGATCAGCCAGCATGAGATCCAAAAATGCTTTTCCACGAAATCCGCTTCCCGACCGCCATCTCGCGCGCAAGCCAGGGCGGCCCCGAACGGCGCACAGACGTTGTCACCCTCGGTTCCGGCTTTGAGGAGCGCAACGCCCGCTGGGCCGATAGCCGCCGCTCATACAACGCGGGCTACGGCGTCAAATCCATCGACGACCTCCACGCCGTGATCGCCTTCTTCGAAGAACGCCGTGGCCGCTTGACGGGCTTTCGCTGGCGCGACCATGCCGACTGGAAATCCTGTCCACCCACCCAGGTGCCAACGGCCACCGACCAAACCATCGGCACCGGCGACGGCACGCGCGCGACGTTCCAGCTGACCAAAACCTACGGCAGCGCGTTCGCGCCTTGGGTCCGCACCATCGCAAGACCCGTCGCCGGCACAGTCCTGATCGCGGTCAACGCCACCCCGAAGCCGTCAACGAGCGTCGCCATCGACCCCGCGACCGGCCTCGTCACCTTTCTGGCAGGCCACATCCCACCGGCTGGCTCCACCATCACCGCCGGCTTCGAGTTCGATGTCCCCGTCCGCTTCGATACCGACAAACTCGACATCTCCCTGCAAGGCTTCACCCACGGCGCAATCCCCAACATCCCCATCATCGAAATCCGCCTCTAGCCATCATTTCGCCGAAGCGAACACCTGCAACGGAGACTGACCCGCGATTTGCGACTGCAAACCCTTGATCGCTCCTGACACGGCATTCCAATTCGATGAAACAAGCGATCCCATGCCGTTCGCCGTCTGAGCGATTGCAGTATCGAGGGCTAAGGCGATCGCTGGTACTTGCGCTAAGGCAATCTGGCGCAGATCCAACGATTGATACTCCGGCCGCAATAATGCAGCCCGTAATCGCAGCAACGCGTCAAAAATATGCGCTTCGACCCATGCCCTGCCCACGAAGCCTGATAACGGCAGCCGCACGGTGGTGGGCAACGCGTCGAACGTGAACCCAGCCATTTGACGAAGCCGGTCGTTTGAGGCGAGGTCATCAATCGTTTTGATATCGTAACGATCGAGCATGAGAATGATTTCCCGCGCAATCCTGTCCGCGAACATGTGCGCCTTAGATGCGTCGACCAGGGGTGATGACGTGACGCCGACGGATTGAGCTGGCAGAACGGCAGGTGGTCGAGCCGTGGCTTGAACGTCGGTTTGGCGATTTGTGTTAATGTCGGCTAGCCTTGGTTCGTGACGCCCCATGTCTCTGTAAGTCCGACCGGGCAGGTCGTGCCGAACGACGACTGGCATTTGCGGGCGCGGCGCATGCTGTGCTTGGACAGTGCGCTGTTCAATGGCAGCGCCTTTTCTGGCGGAAAATGCCGCTGAATAATGTTGCAAGAGGTTGGTCTGCTCATGGCCTGTTGAGGCTGCTTTGTGAGAGCCGAACTGCGCTGCTTTTTCCTTTGGTGGCAGCAGTCCATCGACCTCGCCTGCGCGAACCCAGTTCAGCAGGCCAGATTTCCATATAAGATCATCCTCGGCGAGCAGTCCATTTTTGGCTGCCAGCGCAAGTTCGACCGTCGAAAACGGGCCAAGCTGTTGCCCGCGACGTTCTACGATCCAAGGCCGGTCCGTATGCGATCCAGTTGAATTTACGTTCGGCCAATTATTCAAAGTATGGTGGGACAAGACGCAGCCCCCGCTCCGAAAACAATATGCAGCACACTACTCACTTATGAGAAGGCTGAGAAGTGCATTCAGTCAGGCTGAGACGCCAATGATCGTGCCAGTGGCGATAACGTTGCTGTGACACAGTCGTCTCCAGATTTGTAAGGCCCCATGAAAACCCTCTCCCCGCAGTTCGCCGCCCACCTTGCCTCGGGCGCAACGACCCTGTGCTGGTGCTGGCGCCTGACGCGCCGTGACGGCACCCATCTCGGATTCACTGACCACGACCGGCAGCTCATCTTCGATGGAACCACGTTCGAAGCCGCCTCCGGCTTCACCGCCAGCGAGATCAAAGACACCGTTGGCCTTGCCGTCGACAACCTGGAAGTCACAAGCGCCATCACATCCGATGCCCTCGTCGAAGCCGACCTCGCCGCTGGGTACTACGACGACGCCGCTGTCGAAATCTTCCGCGTGAACTGGTCCGACCCCGCCCAACGTGCCCTGATGCGCTCTGGTTCGCTGGGTGAAGTCCGCCGCTCCGGCATAGCGTTTTCCGCCGAAGTGCGCGGCCTCGCCCACTACCTCCAGCAGCCCAAAGGCCGCCTGTTCCAATACACATGCGACGCCAGCCTCGGCGACGCCCGCTGCGCCGTGAATGCCAAAGCGCCAACCTTCCAAGGTCTCGGCACCGTCCTCGCCGTCACGAGCGCCCGCCAGTTCACGGCGTACGGCCTCTCAACTTATGCAACCGGGTGGTTCACGCGCGGCCTGCTGACCTTCACCTCAGGAGCAGCCGTCGGCCAGCAAATCGAAGTCAAGTCACACACGATGACCGCCGGCACCGTCTCGATCGAACTCTGGTCTGCAGCCCGCCTCCCCCTGATCGCGAACCAAACCTTCGTCATCACGGCGGGCTGCGACAAGCACCTGAGAACCTGCGCGTCGAAATTTGCCAACGCGGCGAACTTTCGTGGCTTCCCCCACATGCCCGGCAACGACTTCCTCGTCTCCGGCCCATAAGTCCCCGCTGACATCTCAGTCCCGCTGCCAGTGGTCGAGAAACAAGTCGATCTCAGCCTCAAGGCGGGCAAGCGTGTGTTGAATATCAAAAGCGAAGTCCGCTACCATGCCGGACAGGGTCAACAACATCCCCCGAAATTGGTCGGCCAATCGCGGTCTGGCGTCTGGCTTCAGGCCGTCGGCGAACGGCTCTGAGGAGAGCGTGAAATCGTGTTGCGTGATCGCCATGATTTTCACTCGTTGACATCGCTAAGCACAATAGCATCCGAAAAAAGTAGGCTGATTCGGCGAAAGTTTGCTCCAATCAAACGAAACTGTTGTTGAAATCATGTGCAAATCGCCATCGCCTGCCATCGTCTCCGCCGCCCGCCGATGGATCGGCACGCCCTACCACCATCAGGCGAGCGTGCGCGGGATAGGTTGCGATTGCCTCGGCCTCGTACGTGGCGTCTACCGTGAGGTGACCGGCCTCGACCCCGAAACCCCGCCGGCTTACTCGCGCGATTGGGCCGAAGCGCGCAGCATTGAAACCATGCTCGACGCCGCCGCCCGCCATCTGATGCCTGTCGCGATAGCCCAGGCCCGTCCCGGCCACGTCCTTATTTTCCGCCTGCGTGCCGATACCGTCGCCAAGCACGCCGCCATCATGGCCACGCCCGCGACGATGATCCACGCCATTGAAGGGGTCCCTGCCTGCGAAGTCAGCCTCAACCCTTGGTGGCGTCGCCGCATCGCCGCCGTCTTCGAATTCCCCGCAGCACCAAAGTCACAAGAAAACTGAGGGTTCGGGAGCTGTGCTCCCGACCGGGTGTGGGCAGGAGCCCACGCGCGAAGCGCCCTCGCCTCCTCCATCCGACAAGGTCCCCCGCATGGCCACCCTCGCTCTTGCCGCCGCTGGTGCCGCTGTCGGCAGCGCGCTCCTACCCTCCGGCATTGCCGTCCTTGGCGCGACGCTTTCAGGGGCCGCCATCGGCACCCAGATCGGCGCTCTCGCAGGCTCCTATTTCGACCAAGCCCTGTTCGGCGCCTCTGGCGGCTCAAAAAATGTCCAAGGCCCGCGCCTGTCCGACCTGCATGTCACCGCATCCACCGAAGGCGCGGCCATCCCCCGCGTCTATGGCCGGGTCCGCAGCGGCGGCCAGGTCATCTGGGCTACCGATTTCGAGGAAGAAGCCGTCACCCAGGACGCGGGCGGCGCGGGCAAAGGCATCGGTGGCGGCGGCAGCGCGACATCGACGACCTACCGCTACTACGCCAACTTTGCTGTAGCCTTGGCCGAGGGCCAGATCTCCGCCATCGGCCGCGTCTGGGCCAATGGCCAGGAAATCGACCTCTCCCAGATCACGACCCGTCTCTACACCGGCAGCGCGACCCAAGCCCCCGATAGCCTCATCGAAGCCCATCAAGGCGCAGGCCAAACACCAGCCTTCCGCGACACGGCCTACATTGTCTTCGAGCGCTTGGCCCTTGCCGATTTTGGCAACCGCTTGCCCCAACTTTCCTTTGAAATCTACCGCGCGACGGAGCCCTTCGCCCAGGCCATCCAAGCCGTCGTCGTCATCCCCGGCTCGGGCGAATTCGTCTACGCGACCGAGCCCGTCACCCAGTCAACCGGCTACGGCGCGTCAGCGTCTGAGAACGTCCACACCCGGCTCGGCAGTACCGATTGGTCGGTCTCGTTGGACCAGCTTGCCACAACTCTGCCGAATACAAACTCGGTCTCATTGATTGTCTCCTGGTTCGGCACCGATTTGCGCGCGGGTTCCTGCCAGATCGTCCCCGGCATCGAGCGCCGCGACAAGCAGACAGCACCGGTCTTCTGGTCCGTCGCAGGCGCGACCCGCGCCACCGCCTACACCGTCAGCCAGCGCGACGGCCGCCCCGCCTACGGTGGCACACCCTCCGACGCCTCCGTGATTGCAGCCATCCGCGACCTCACGGCACGCGGCAAGCGCGTAACGCTCACGCCCTTCATCCTGATGGACGTACCCGCCGGTAACACCCTCCCCAACCCCTATGGCGGCGCAACCCAACCAGCCTTTCCCTGGCGCGGCCGCATCACAGTTACACCGGCCCCCGGCCAACCCGGAACGCCCGACAAAACCGCCGCCGCCGCGTCCCAGATCGCAGCGTTCGTTGGCACCGTAACGCCTGCGCATTTCGCCCTCGACGGCGACACGGTCATCTATTCCGGTCCAGCCAACGAATGGTCCTACCGTCGCATGGTCCTCCATCAGGCCATGCTCGCCAAAGCCGCAGGCCCCATCGACGCCTTCATCATCGGCACCGAACTGCGTGGCCTCACAACTGTCCGCGCGACCGCCAACGCCTACCCATTCGTTGCAGCCCTCGTAGCGCTGGCAGCCGACGTCAAGTCGATCCTCGGCCCCGCAGTCAAAGTCACCTACGCCGCCGACTGGTCGGAATACTTCGGCCACCAGCCCGCAGACGGCTCGAACGATGTAACCTTCCATCTCGACCCGCTCTGGTCGTCGTCCAACATCGACGCCATCGGCATGGACGTCTACTGGCCCCTGTCCGACTGGCGCGACGGCCACACCCACCTCGACGCCGTCTCAGGCACCCGTCAGATCTACGACTTGGCCTACCTCAAACGCAACGTCACCGGCGGCGAAGGCTTCGACTGGTACTATGCCTCAGACGCCGCCCGCTCAGCCCAGATCCGCGCCCCCATCACCGACGGTCTCGGTAAGCCCTGGGTCTATCGCTACAAGGACATTCGCTCATGGTGGCAAAATCCGCATTACAATCGCGTCGCGGGCATTGAAAGCCCGACCCCAACGGCCTGGGTCCCACAATCCAAACCATTCTGGATGATGGAAATTGGCTGCGCGGCCGCCGACAAGGCGTCCAACCAGCCCAATGTCTTCGTCGACCCCAAAAGCTCCGAAAACGCCCTGCCATACTTTTCCAATGGCGCCCGTGACGACCTGATCCAGCGCCGCGTCTTGCGCGCCATGATCGAAGCCTTCGATCCAGCAGCAACCGGCTACGTCACCGGCACCAACCCCGTCTCTGCCCTGACCGGCGAACGCATGGTGGCCCTGGATCGCATCCACATATACGCTTGGGACGCACGGCCTTTCCCGGCCTTCCCAACCAACACGCAGCTCTGGGGCGACGGCGACAATTGGCACCTCGGCCACTGGCTGAACGGTCGCCTCGCCAGCGCCCCCCTGTCGGAAACCATCGCTGCCATCCTTGACGATTACGGCTTTACGTTATGCGACGTGTCGAACCTTGCTGGAACCGTCACCGGCTACGCCATCGACCGCGTGATGTCGGCCCGCGAAGCCTTGAGCGCCTTCGAACTCGCCTACTTTATCGACACCGTCGAAACCGGCGGCAAACTCGCCTTCCGCCAGCGCGGCACCTCCCCACCGCTTTTGACGCTCGGCCCTTCCGATCTAGTCGAAACCAAACCCAGCCAGTCCCTGCTCAGCCTGACGCGCGGTCAGGAAACCGAACTCCCTGCCGTAGCAAAAATCCGCTACATCGCCGCCAGCGCCGACTACCGCCAGGCCGTCGCCGAAAGCCGCCGCCTCACCGGCGCATCGGGCCGCGTGTCCCAGGCCGACCTCGCCATCGTCATGGACGCCGAGCAGGCGGGATCCATCGCCGATAGCTGGCTGTTTGATGCCTGGGCCGCCCGTGAGCGCGCCTCGTTCCTGCTGCCGCCGTCTGCCTTGGCGCTGGAGCCCGGCGACATTGTCGCCCTCAACGCCGGTGCCGATAGCCGCACCTTCCGCATCACCGAAATCGGCGAACACGGCACGCGTGAAATCGAGGCCCGCTCGATTGATGTCGGCGTTTACGGCGCAACGCCAGCTCCTGCCCGTCATGGCCGCACCAGCGATCCAGTGATTTCTGGCCAACCCGCGTTGGCCTTCCTCGACCTGCCGCTCCTGCGCGGCGACGAAACGCCCACCAACGGCTTTATCGCCGCCCTCCAGACCCCCTGGCCCGGCGGTGTTGCAATCTACGCCTCGCCCGAGTTGACCAGCTTCCGCCTCAAAGCCATCGCCGCCACTCCAGCGACGCTGGGCGCAACACTCACCGCGCTCCCCGCCGCCCCGTCTGGCCGCTGGGACCGCGCCAATGCCTTGCAAGTCACCCTCGGGTTAGGCGCGCTCGCATCCGCCTCTCCCCTGCAAGTTTTTGCCGGCGCCAACATCGCCGCGATCGAAACGCCGTCCGGCAACTGGGAACTCATCCAATTCGCGACCGTCGCGCTGACGGCCCCGCGCACCTACACCTTGACCGGCCTCCTGCGCGGCCAGGCTGGCACCGATGCCGCCGTCACGACCGTCATCCCGGCTGGAAGCCGCTTCGTCCTGATCGATCAGGCGATCACCGCCGTCCCCTTGACCTCTGCCGAAACGCGCCTGCCGCTCTATTGGCGCTATGGCCCTGCCTCCCGCGCCATAGGCGACGCCACCTACGCCGCCGCAACCCACACCTTCCAAGCCCTTGCCCTGCGGCCACTTTCCCCCGTCCACGTGCGCGGTCGCCGCGCCGCAAACGGCGACCTCACAGTCACCTGGGTCCGCCGCACCCGCTCCGGCGGCGACACCTGGGACACCCCCGACGTCCCATTGAGCGAAGACGCTGAACGCTACCAGGCCGACATCCTCGACGGCTCGTCTGTCAAACGCACCCTCATCACGACCAGCCCCTCGCTCACCTACACCGCCGCCGACCAGACCGCAGACTTCGGCAGCCCCCAACAGAGCGTAGCGGTCCGGCTAACCCAACTCTCCGCAAGCTTCGGCCCCGGCGCCCCCGCCCTCGCAACCCTCTGAAAACTCCCTTGTAACTTGGAATCCCGCGACTCGGATATTGTTCGAGTTGCGGTGACGGGCGGGTGTCCGAAAGTCCCTGGGTCTTCAAAGACCGTGGGAGAGCTTGGTGCCCCGCTCGTC